AATTGGTATTCAATGGCCAGAGAGCTGAGTTGTTGACGAGAGTTTGAATTGACCATCGTGGTCTCAAACTCAGTCTTGGTCTTGTTGCCCTTTTGGAACTGACCGCGATCAACTTTGTTCTGGCCTGTGGCTTGATCTGCCATTGCAGAAATCATTTCTGACATCTGAATGTTGGTGCCAGAGTTGTCTTCACGATACGGAATCTGGTAGATGGCTCGGGCCATCGTGTTGTCATCCTTGGCCAGCGAGGCATTGCGCAGCGGAATGCGACTCACCGCACTCACATTGTCAATGTCCTTTTTGTCAATCAACCTGGGGTTGTAGATGAGTCTGTCAAAAACCAGACGACGCTTGGACTCCAGCGAGATGTTCCACAGCGCACTGCTCATGTCTTGGAATGGCAGCGCATTATCAAGCATGGATTGCGTCTGATAACCAAGTCCATCTTCATAAGGCTGCATGATGAACGCTGGCAGCGTGTCATAGCCAACATTCATTTCCTCTGCAAAAATCACAACTGACCAGTTGATGATGATTGCATGGTAGATTTTGACTTGATTGCCACGGGCACCAAAGTCAGATGGCAGGGCACGGCAGTAAAAATGCGTGACAAGATAGTGATCACGGTATTCCAGTTTGCTGCGAGAGCTGCCAGGCAATCCCATCCACTGGCCCCAGTTGCTGGTGCCAAACACCGTGTTGGACAGGTTAAGGTATTGATTGATTTCTGGGATATAATACAGCATCGCGCTGGTGTCATCTTGCGTAGGACCAGCAAATGAAGATTTGAATGCTTCTGCTGCACTTGTAGTTTTCTGACTGTCAAGAGTTGCAAACAGCCGCTTGAGTTGCACACGACTCACAAGTTTGTTGTAGCCAAAGTATTCACCGTCCGTGTGCAGGTTGGCTGGAGACACGGTCATGTCCATAAAACAGTTGTATGGATCAACGTGCTTGATGCAGTTGCCACCATAGGAATACTCTTTCAGGGCTGCCAGGCCGGCAGCTGAAATGTTGGTGTCAGTGACGATGGATTTCAGCGGAGTCTTTTCCCAAGACACGACGGCCGCACCAAAATTATATTTATAGCCGTCACGAAAAATTTTAATCAGTTCCCTTGCCCAGCCATAACGAATAGCTTGATCTGCTAGCGCAGTTTCAAACTGCATGGCTTGAGATTGGTTTGCAGGATACGAGACAACACCAAAGATGGGATAAGAAGTCAGATACACACCTGCCTGATACGCTACGGCAGACTCAATCTGCGGCATGATGATCGGCACGGTCATGTCTTGAATCTTACGCGCATCACCTGCCATATTGGCACGAACTGCTTTGATGTGCTCTGCAGTCGTATTCAGCTGCCGCTGATATGCACGATCCCGATAACGTAGCAGGGAACGGAAATCAGAAAGCGCACTGGAGCCAAGACGCATTGCGCAGTCTTTGGCATAGTTGAGAAGTTCCTTACGCTGCTCAATGGAGAGCGTGTTAACGAGAGAGATGCTCGTTGCCATTTGGATTCCTTTTGGTTCGGTGTTTGGAGGTCAGAACGGCAGCGCTAGACTGCTGCTATGACTGGCCGCTGCATTATCATCATTCACATCAAAAATGTTTTTGACGATGTGCTCTGGATAAGTACGCATGAGTTCTTCCACATATCCAATAGGATCAATTATATCGTCGATGTTGTTGATCTTGAGCGGGTTCCAATCCATAATCTGTGCTAGAACAGTGCTGCGCACATGCGGGTGCAGGTAGATTTCTCCTGAGAGCAGTCGGAGAAGACCACGCTTGATGCGATTATTTTTGGCTTGCCCCTTGGGACTGAGTTCTACAAACTCAAAGCCAGTGATGCCCTCTTGTTCACAATAGTATTCAAACCAATACAGGAGAGTTGACTGATATGCAACACCTTCAACTGCGATAAGTCTGGTATTTCGCTTTATTCCCAGCCGGATTGCCGCTTGGATGGTTTCCAAAGGTGAAAATGTGCCGTGTTCCAGCTCATCAAAGATAGGTTTACTGTCACACACGCTGTAATGACTGATTGTGCAGTCATCAGAGGTCTTCTTTCCCGCGGATGGGTCAATAATTATGAATGAACCTTCGGGATCAGCGTCTTCGTAATAAGAAGGCAGGAGAGGAATGCGGGAAATGTCAATGCCGCTGGCGGCGGCCACATCAGTGCTGTTCAGAATCTCGGAAATGAAAATATCTGCATGCCCGAGTTCTGAGTCAGACTGATATTCACTGATGAGTTCTTCAATGGGCCGCAGTTCTTCCCACAGGCTGGTGCCGTCAGCAAGAATGCCACCAACAATCAGAGAAGTCCACTGTGTGTTTTGCTTAAGCTTCTCAAGAATGCAGTTTTGTGGGTACATGTTGCCCACATAGATGTAAGTGCAGCCGTCATTCGAGCGTGCCTTCATCAGCGTGCCAAGAATCCACTTGAGCAGCTGCTCGCTCAGCTCTTTGTTCTCAGAAGTTTCACGCTTTTGCACGTCATCCATAATGATGACATCAGGCCTTTTGTTCTTTCTGTTGATGCCGCGCACTGCAGTTCCTGCACCGATGGCCCGCAGGATTATGTCTCTGCCGCGAAAGTGAAAAACTTTGAGGGATTGTGTGTCTACCTCAACTGCAACCTGCCAATTCCCAAACAATTTTCGTATGTTTGGGCTACCAAGCAGATCACAAATGTCGGAAAGTGTATTGACTGCCAGATCTTCACTGGCACCGACGATGAGAATAAATTGTTTGTGACTGAATAAAATGTACCAGAGGCACAGCAGCTTTATGAATGTGGTTTTTGCAAAGCCGCGGGGAATGCCAATGGCATAACGCTCTACCTTTTTGGCAAAGCTTGTGAGAAGGGAGAACAGTGCTAGATAGAACGGAGGAAATGCGTAAGTGAATTCCTCTGGGGCAGCAAGCATGCCCAGGAAGTTCAGATCTCGTCTTGTGAGTTCTGCTGCTTCCTGAGCACTTGCGCCTACTTCTGTCGTGTCAGACATTAGTCTCTTGTTCCGGCACTGGCGGCCTGACAAGCTGCAGTTGCATGCGGCTCATGGCAAGCCATGGATTTTCCGCTGTGACATCTGCACTGGCGTAGAGAGTCTTGATCTGTTCCAATGTCACATCAAGCTGTGCATCTTGACACAGTTTATATGTAACTTCTGGCTGGCCATCTGTGTGGTCAAGTTCTTCCCACTGACCTTCAGGATCTTGTTGCCAGATGCTGAATGGCACTAGTGCAGCAAAATTGTCACTAATGCCACCAGAACTAATATAATGTGTTGCAGGCTCGTCGCCTGTGGGGGATAGGCCGGTTTGGAACATATCTTGGCAGTTCACGGGGTCCAGCGTTGCCGCGATGAGGCGGGCCAAGGGGGCTTGGTCGGCTGGAACGATGAGGTTGCGGTATACGTCCATCAGTAGGCTCCAGTTTTTCCGTTGACCCAGCTTTCCGTCGCCTCAATCTGGCTTTGCGTGGACTGTGCGCCACGGACGATGAGGCTTGTCAGCCAGCCGTTGAAGTACAAGGTTGAATTGTCTCTGGCGCCAATAAATAGCGGATAGTTGCCGTAATTTCCGGAGCCTTGATCTGCAGCATCTGTTGCTACTTGAACGCCGTTTACGCGCAGTCTTGCTACGTCACCTGAGATGTTGCCAATGCCTGTGTTGACGGTTGTGATTGGAGCGACATAACTGTTATTTGCGGACGTTGCAACTCCAGCATTAGTGCCCCTGCTGCTAAAAGTCCAAGTGCTAGTGCCAACATCTTGCGGCATTGAAAATGCGCCGTTATTCGCAGCGGCACTCGCGGAAAGCTCTACAAGCTGCAACGTACCGGCAGACAACTTCCTAACCCCCGCCCAAACCGTCATCTTGTCGGTAGCGGTGAAGTCAATACTCCCCGTAGACATCGAATCGTCAATGCCGTCAAACTGCAGGTACGGCAAAAACCCCGCAGTGTCATACGTCGCCGCGTCCACCACGCGCTGGTAGGTGGGGCCGATCAAACCCGTGGCTTGGCTGGCGGGGCGGAGGTCTGCGCCCCAGATGTAGATGCCGCTGGTGCCGTCGCCGGCAAACGACGTAGTCCCAAACGTGTAAGCAGCAGTGTTAACTGCGGCCAAATACAAAAACCCAGCGCCAGCAACAGGCGTCCATGTAATTGAACACCTATACCAGCCATTGCCTAAGGCAGAAATTGCTGTTGTTGCGCCCGTTGCTGTTTGCGTAACAGCGCCGGCGTTTAAGTCAAAAACAGATGTTCTGTAAGCGCCCCCATCAAGAACGGGCAACGCTAAATATTGATAGCCGCCGGCTTTTGCAGAAATACTGTAAGTAAATGGTACGTTCTGCCAAGTTAGGCTAACAAACAAAGAATGAAAAGAAGTGTTTGTTGTGTTTGGTATTAGCAGATCTGCGGTTGTCGTGCCATTTGGTGCTGTGGTCGAATTTGCCGTTACCGAAGTGTTTTGAATACTCCACCCTGAGGCATTATCAAACTGCTCCGAATACGTCAGCAGGTTGTACCTCGCCGCCAGCTTCGGGCGTTTTGTGCCGGTGGAGGTGGCGTGGTTGCCGGACAACACTCTGACCGAAATAGCCGTAACGGAAAAATTGTACGATGCGCTGTCAGTGCCAATACTCAAATATCTGGCACCAGCGCTTGTAATTAAAATACTTCCCGTATTGCTGCCGTTTACGAGCGTTAAAGGAGAAGTTCCGCTGTTAGCTGGGGAGCCGCTAGTACCATTGCCAATATACAATTTTGGCTGTGCGCCAGAATTTATGACTACAGAAATTGTAATTTTTAACAAAGATCCGACCGGAATGTCGGATCCTAAATCCCAATATGCGCCAGCAAAACCAGAAGGTGTTTTGATTGCCGAAGTGATCAAAACTCCAGACGTTGAAAACGTGCTAAACGGAAATGTGGCGCCATTCTGCGGAGTAGTTGTCACCAACTCCGGCCCCAGCACCAACCCCTTCGACTTATCCAGCATCAGCCCCACAAACTGCTCCACGGCAGTCACAGGCGTGGTGCCTGCGCTGTCGGTGAACAGCGTGCTGAAATCACTGGGGTCGTACCACACACCCTGCTCACCATTGGCAAATAAACTAGCAGGAGTCAATGCTCCATAAGCAACACTAATTGCTAGTGCAATGCTAGACAATCGCATGTTTAAGTCTCCTGCTAGCCTCTACAATTACCACAGAGCCACAATGTTAGTAGCAGTGGTACCAGTGGCATTCACACGCGTGCACTGAATGGGTAGAATGCCAGGCTGCACAGCAGTGAAAGCAACAGTGCCATTGGTCATTTCTACAGACAGATTGCCTGCAGTGCCGATAAACAGCCCACGAGTAGGAGCAGCAAGATTGACACTGTTAGAAGGAGTCACAGCAGCGCCGTAACGTGCAGGATCACTGACATTGCTCATTTTGGAATCCTTTCAAGAAATTGCTTGATTGTGGACAGTATAGATAAATGGGTTAGTTACTGGGAATGGCAAATCTACTACGCTCCGCTCCACTTCGGCGCGCAGCCGCCTTGGCTAGCTTACTTCGATAGCTAACCCCAATCAAGGCAACCCTGCGGGCTCCGTAAAATTTGCTTCGCAAATTTTTCTCCGGCCTTGACAGGGGACCCCGCGCTATCTCGTGGCTTCGCCAAGGGGCCACGGCCTGACGTTCCGCTACGCTACACACCCGTAACATAAATTGTAAACACCAAACCCGTGGCCCGGAGCCCGTCAGAGCATGTCTGGTGTCAGCGGCAGTGGGCTGCGGCGTGCTGGCGCTTGCTGAATAAGTGACTTAGGTGCAGAGAGCCTGTCAAGGACAGCTGCGGCGCGCTGAGTGGCCCCCAGTTGCGAGCCCTGAATCGCAGTTCCTGCTTTCTCAGCCAGAATCTGGTCCAGTGTTTTAGCCGTGGCCGAAATCATAGTCTTGCCTTCTACTTCCACAATCTCATTTTGTGCGTTGGTGATATAACGGGGCATCGCAGCGGCCGGCAAAGTCAAATTCACCGTGACGTTCACAGCCGTTTCAGTCTGCTGGACCGGATCAGCCTTGCGCTTTGCGCCATTGAGAATGCGAAATGCTGCAATTGCTTGCCCGAGATTGGCAAATGGCAATGCCCGCTGGATCTTTTCCAGTGCCAAGCCTTCTGCAGCATCAAGAGAAGTGTCAAATGTGATGTCTTCAATGCTGCTGGCAGCTTGTTTCTCTGCAATTTCTTGCCGAGTTTCAGGATCAGCCTTGAGCTGACTGATATATGACTCACTGACCCCGCAAGCAGCGGCCACTTGGGCCGTGGAAATGCCTTGAGAAAGGAGAAGAATTGCATGTTCTTTGGGTGTCATGACTTTGTTTCCTTTTATTTACCGAGTACAAATCAATAGATAGATCCACGCTCTACTTGACTTGGGAAACTTTTTCCGTACTGACTCCCTAGTCTAGCTTCAAATTCCCCATAATTACTCCTATACAATGTTTCTAGCGCAGAGGCTTTTGCAGGAGAATCAGGCATTTTTTCCAGTGCGTTCACATATCTTTCTAGCCTGTCCAATTCCTCCGGACTGCGGTAACTTCCTTGTGTTTTTGCAGCATTTATTGCTTCTTTGATACTGGCAATAGTTGATGTTCCACCAGTTCTAACTTTGTTTTCCATTTGAATACCATGTGTTGCTTCGTGCAACAAAGTATCTACGAGTGCTCCAGCAGGATCTCTACTCATGCGAGTAGGAGGATATGTAGTCATAGGCAGGGCAACTGTATTAAGGTCTTTATTATACCCTCCAGCTTTTTGCAACAAATCATACCAAGAATTTGTCCGTACTTGCATTGTGCGCGCAGCAGGAGAAATGTCAAATAGACTAGGATGATAAAGAATGTCACTGAGCAGTGTTGCGGGCCCTAGCATATCATCTTTACTTGGCCCCATCGACTTCGGCAATGTGACTTGCCCTCCGCGGCCCCGAGTGTATTCAGTCTGCAGAGATTTTTCAAAAGTAGGATTGAGTTGTGCCACGGCAGGATCAATTTTAATCCTTGGCGTTCCATCTGGGCCAATATATACGATAAATGCGCCGCCCGGATTCCTCTTGGCTGCGAGTGCATTCATTGCTTCTTGTTCAATACTGAATGCAGATTTGCCTGCAGCACTCATTTCCGTGGCGCGATCCACTACATCTTTGACATTTAACAATTCTGCAGTTTCTGGCGTGCCGGGGATAATAACACCTCGCTGACTAGCTCCTTTTCCGACCGGCTTAGCGCCTCCAGCATTTAGAATTTTTAACATGCCCAAAACTGCCGCGCCCCCAACGCCTGCTGTTTTTGCGGCTTGCGTAGCCATGCTACCGGGACTAAACATTCCTAACACGGCTTCTGCGGCCTGCTGTGCCGGGTCTTGTCCTTGCTTCAACCCAACAGCTTGATTGATACTTTCACTTCCACCTACAGGTTTATCAACAAGCCCCTTAAATCCTTTGCCCGTCACAAGCCCCAAAAGCAAATTTGCGACGTCAACGCCGCCGCCCGCAATGTTGCCTGGCGTGCGCTTTAGTGCTTCCACTAAAACTTCCCCATAATCTACGGGCTTCTTGTCAGAATTTTGCTTGTCAGCCATGGTGTTTGCACTTTGCGAGGCCGGAGGATATAAATATTAGTTTAGAGGAGGGGAGGAAAATAAGAAAACACAAATCCTGTAGTATAAAAATTTAGGAAATTTCGGGAAACGTCAATAGGAATGCTCAGCAAAACGGTCTCAAAAAGGCCTTCTCCCCCTTGCTTTTTTGTCAATCACTTTAGTCGACGTAGTCGACACTGCGCGTAAGCGCATTTGTGCTTCTAGCTGGCAACGAAGTTGCCATTGTCATTCTATTTAGCCGTAGGCCTGGCCGTTAGGCCAAGCCGTAGGCTGTCGACGAAGTCGACTTGTCATTCTATTTAGCGAGCGAAGCGAGCACAAAATTTTTATGGAGCGAAGCGGAATAAAAATTTTTTTTTACAATGTGAAATGAGCATGCTTCGCAAGTTATGTTTGAGCATATTAATGCTTGGGTATATTATGTCTGAGTATGTTTTGTTGGTTTGCTGAGTATGTTTGCAGATAATATAAGCTGAGTATGTTTTGAATATGGGGAGCATATACCTATATACCCGGATACCCCGGTTTTTGAATAATTTTTTGTCCCCGTTGCTCTCTGTTCATAATGCTTCGCAGAGTTTCTTATGGTTTGTCTGGGCAAATAAAAAACCCGGCTTTCGCCGGGTTCTGAGTATCTCCCTAGATTATCCCTCGATCATTGCATCCACCATTCCATTATCGAAGCTTGTTAGTATCTGTTGCAGTTTTCTATTTGCTGCTATCTCTGCCTGGTCAAGCTTCACAATTTCCTTGTCTAGCTGCACGATGGCCCAGATAACCAGGTCAGTATCTGCAGTCTCATTATTCAGTAATTGTTTTTGTGCTTGTCGGATTTTCTGAATCATATTTGCTGGTGCTGGCATTTTGGTTTCCTCTCAGGTTGTAGGTTTACTGGTTTACAGAATATCGCTTCGCATTCAGAGAATATCCAGATCAATCTCTGCTTTGACTGGCTTATTCTTCATGGTTTCCAATCGTTTCACTACGAATACTCCAAACTCAGTATCCATATCGTTTTCATCCAGCTTTGCCAGAATCCAATCGATATACTTTGTTTCAAGTATCGTTGTCTTCCCACTGAGTTTCAGAACCATTTCAGCGAAGGCATTGGCAGTCTTCCTGTAGTTGGTGTTTTCCTTGTACTGTGGGTTATTCTCGATGAGCTTGCTTCGCGTTGCGCTGGCCAGCCAGCCCTTCTCCAGTTCTTCCTTGTTCAGCCATTCGCTATTGCTGCCGAGTGCTCGGTCTAGCAGATATTCTTCAGTGAACCATTCTTCTGTTATCTCTGCCGGAGTCAGTGTGAAGGCTTTGACATAGTCCAGCAGAATGCCCTTGGCCGTGGTTTCCAGGACTGCAGAGAGAATCTCCCGATATTGCTCCGGAGCGTTGATACGCACATTCTTCCAGGCCGTGGCCGGGACTGCGATGGCGTAGCGCCTAGTCGGGTTGTTTTGTTTTGTCGTTATGAGTTTTTGACCTTCGGTCAGAATAACTTGCTTTGCATCGGAATAAATCTTGATACCCATGATTCTCTTTCATTAACTCAGGTTGATAGGACTGTTTAGGTTATTTATTCCGCTTGCATATATGCTGCATATATTCTATGCATTTTGGCAAGGGAATATCTAACCCGGTGCAGGTTGTTAAAGAGCCAGGGCTTCCGCCCTGTCGGACTCGGGAGTCCGACCCCACTAGGCAAAGCCTAGGGGGACTTCTAATGTAACAGAGTCGGAATCCCGAGTAAATCACGGGGTTTTTCTCCAAACTTCGCCGGAGTTTCCGTGTAAATGATAATCATTCTCATTCAGAATACCCGAGTAAATCGGTCGGAAATTTTTGGCCTCTCAAAAAGGGATTGTTAATAAACCTATACGCTAGGCTTCGCATTCATAATTTTATACGATATGTAACATTGTAACATTGTAACATTGTAACTCATGTAACATTGTAACATGGTAACACCTCTCCCCCCGGACCCCGGCCCCCATACCTCTCCCCATTACAAATAACAATACTACCTATCCCTCTCCTATCCATACACATATACCCCCCTATATTAAATAATTATTATTTTCATTTCATATTTCTAAAAATTTGTATGGGGTGTATAGGGCAAACCAAAAAGGGGGTCTTGTATTGGTAGGTCTGTGTGTGTCTATTGTTGTTTTCTTTATATGTGGGTCTGGACCCCCCCCCGAGGGTGGACGGGTACTGTTACACTATTACACTGTTACATAAGTTACACAGTTACATTGTTACATAGTCTACAAAATTATAGTCTGCAAAGCCTCTTTCAAGAAACTTGTTTACAAAAACGTAACAGCTGCAAAATCTGACAAGATTAACATTTCATGCCCTGGGGCTTGACAGGCTTTAGCCGCCGTGTTACATTATCAGTTCCTCCGTGGCATCACGTCCATGTTTTTTAATCAAGACAATCTGTCAAGATAATCTATTATGAATCCAAAAACTCAAGCATTGATTGAACAAGCGCGCAAAGCGCATGCATTGCGCCTAGCGGCGCAAGCGGCAGCTGCTTCGGCGCAAGCGCAGAATGTTTCAAGCCAGATCCAACGGCCGAAGGCCGCCGGGGATGTGGCTCTCCATTCAGCTCCGTTGTCTTCCACTGTCTCACAAGGCGCCGTAGGCGCAGGTGCAGCCACGCTATCCTTTAATCCAGAACAGCTGCAAGCAATAGAATTTGGTTTGCAAGCCAAAAGCTTTTGCCTCATTGGTGCAGCTGGCACTGGCAAAACAACAGTCACACAAGAACTCATTTCAAGACTGCAACGCAGCAGCCACGTTCTTCCGCTGTCTGCAAGCACAAAGCATCTCAATAATGAGGCACCGGGCATTGCAATCCTCGGTTATACAAACAAAGCAGTCAACAATATTCGCAAGAAGTTGCCGCAGCATTTACAAAATCACTGCCTCACGATTCATAAAATCCTAGAATATGCTCCGGTCTATTATGAAGTGCCAGACTCAGATGGCAACATGCGCAAGACTATGCGCTTTGAACCAAGCTATCATGCTGGTGCAAAGCTGCCGCATATCTCTACTGTGATTTGTGAAGAATCAAGCATGATTGGCACAGATTTGTTTGCCAATCTACTTGCAGCACTGCCGCGGCCAGCCGCCACGCAGTTCATATTTCTGGGTGATCTAAATCAGATTCCTCCAGTCTTTGGCCCCAGTATTCTAGGCTTCAAGCTTGCAGAACTTCCCATTGTAGAGTTGACGCACGTTTACAGACAAGCACTTCTTTCTCCAATCATATCTCTGGCGACTGCTGTACGGACTGAGTCTCTAAAAGATATTCCAATCATTCCCCCGGCAGATGGTTCAGTCACTGTTGACAATGGTGAGCATGGCCGGGTGCATTTCCAGCCGTGGAAAAAGCGTGTAGACTTTGAAGATGCATCTCTTATGATGCGCAAGTTTCTGCCTCGCATCATTGAATCTGGAGAGTTTGATCCTGAGAAGGACATGATTCTCATGCCATTTAATAAAAAATTTGGCACGATTGAAGTCAACAAAATCATTGCAGATTATCTCAGCAAAAAGCGTAATGCGATTGTTTATGAGGTTATCGCACGGTATCAGGCAACATATTGGGCCGTCGGTGATCGTGTCATGGTTGATCGGCATGAGGCAGTCATTCGGCAGATCAATCATGCCATTGGTTATGGTGGCAAGATGCCGCAGGCTGAATCAGAACATCTTGATCGCTGGGGATTCAATAGTGCCACTCAGGAAAGCACTCAGCAAAAATCTCTTGATGAGATGCTTGCAGCACTCGGCGGCACCTCCGGTGCAGATGAAGATGCTAAGAATCTTGCAAGCCATACAATCACAGTTTACATTCCTGACCTTGATGTTGAGAAAGTCTTGACAACTGCCGGGGAAATAAACACCATGACATTCGGCTATGCACTCAGCATTCACAAGAGTCAAGGCAGTGAATGGGAGCGTGTATTCCTTTTCCTTCACAACAGTCATGCAACAATGATGTCTCGTGAGCTGATTTATACAGCTGTCACGCGAGCAAAACAGAGTCTGTTCATTGTTTTGGAAGGAGATCAAAAGCCATATCAAAACAGTATTAGAATTGCAAGCCAGCGGCCACGCATTCCTGGCACTACGCTGGCTGAGAAGATTGAGTTCTTTAACCGGAAGGCTAAAGAGCTTTTCAACAGCGCGCAAGCACAGACTGAGGAGTGATATCATGAGTCAATCCAGCAAATCGCAACAATGCCAGCTTGAGATAGTTTTACTGACTGCACAAGCCAATGGTTTTGCAAAGCCAGTGCTGCGCACTGAGTCTTTTATTTTCAAGCCTGCGCCTGTGCATGGCAAGAATCCTAACACAGTCTATGTGACTGGCAGAACAGATCATACATACTATGGCAAGATCAAAAACAACTGGTTCTGGCCGTCAGCAGACTATGCAAGTCTGCCCCAACATGAACAAGACAGTCATAGAGTTGAGATTCTGCAAACCATGCAGTCTCCAATGCAGGAAGCCATCAAATATGGCAAGCAATCTGGAGAATGTTCTATTTGTGGAAGAACTCTGCATAATAAAATATCAATCTTCAATAGTATTGGTCCCATTTGTGCTGAGAAGATGGGATGGCCACTGGAAAGTCCCCCAAATCCTGAGGAGGAAGACCAGATTGATTTGACTCTGCTCTGATTCTAAACTGTCAAGATCTGAAAGGCAAAACAGATATGATTCCTAAGAAAGTCATCTATTGCAGACTCAGCGGCCTTCCCCTTGCGGAAGTCACAGCGCTTTGCTCACAAGGCTGGCCACTGTTGTCATCATTCAGTCGTATTCTAGTCCATCCAATCTATTCCACGCCACTTGATAAACTCTTGGTACGTCTTTCTTCACAGCTCCTTGCTCTTGAATCCCGCAACTACATCGCCGAAGGCGATGCTGAGAAGCAAGAGCTTTGCCTGACAGAGAGTGCAATCATGCATTCTCTTGATGCCATGTGGAAGCCGCCGCACTGGGAACATTGGGAAGCATTAGAACGGTTTGAAAAATATCAGCCAACACTTCCATCATTCCCGGTAGCCCTTGGCTGCGGTGCAAGACTTTTGCATTTGGCCTCATGGTATCATCATCTCTCATCAAAACGGCTGACACTGCCAACATTTCATCCAGCGTCAGCCACAAGAAATGAGCACTGGGAAAATTTTTCCGCATATCTTGATGCTGCATTCTCTGTCAAAGAAGAATGGGACAAAGGCAGAGATAGACTCTTTACAGAGGAACAACAAAAGCGTACTGCAGATGCAAGTAAAGAGATTAAGTCTGCAGCACTCTATAAACGCATAGACTTCAACAAGGTCTGGAACTGGATTGATGCACAAATTGCACAGAGTCCAAAGTATCCAGCCGGTCGGCGTGAGACTCTGAAAACTCTCTTTATGCGTGGAGACTTAGATCCTGAGAATTGGGTCAGTGATGACATTGATGATCTTGCTGAAGCAATCTTTGATCTTTGCGATCAAGGTAATGAAATCACGCATTTCATTCGGCAAAGACTCAATCATATTAGATCATCAATCAATTCATTCTATGGCAGCTTTACTCTGCTCTCTCCAGCTTCGCTGAATGGCAGTTCTAAATCTAGAGAAGTCAGCGCAGCTGCGCTGCCTGCAGATGCACCAACACAGCAAGAGACAGAGTTCTTTGAGTCTTTTGACTCAAGACTTGTTAACATGACTGAGTTGCCTGCTGCGCCCAAGCGTCAAGACTTCACAAGCCTTGGCCTGTTTCTGAAGGCACAAGCGCAACATAACATTCTCACAAGACGCTGGGCACTGCTGCAGTCTAAGCAACCCAAGTCTGTCTGAACAGACAATCAACAAATCTGCGGAGCAACAAATGCTTTTCAAATCTCTACTCAAGCCTGACCGTCAGCAAACTCAGCTGGCTTATAAAGTCAAATACTTCCCATTTCATGAGCTGAGTCCAGCCGCCAAAGAACTCATTGTCTGGGGCAAGACTGTGTACTTTCGCAAACAAGAGTTAGAAGACAGACTTAATGAAGCAAAGACTTTGCTCACATACAATGGTAAGGATTATGTAATCCTGTGGGCTTACAATAACATACCCACTGAAATGGAGTGGGATGGAAAGTCTGAAAGTTTTCTTATCAGAACAGAACTGCGTGCAAGTCCTGCAATTCCAGAGTTTGCTGTGGCAATCCTGAATTTTGAGCTTGCATCCTCCCGGCCAATCAACCCGATGAACAGCAACGAAAGGTAATCCTATGAATATCTTTGTCCTATCATATTCCACTGATCCAATGCAGCACTACAAAGAAAATGCACGCATGCATTGTGACAAGCATGTTGTCAAGATGATAACTGAGTCTGTGCAAATGCTTGTCACCACGTATTATGACTTCATGCCTGCACCTGATGGCGATCTTAAGCTGCCATGCCGGCCTTTGGCCGCTGGTCATGCAAAACATCCTTGCGTGTTATGGCTTCGTCAAGATGTTACACATTTCAACTATCTTGCGCAACTTGCACAGTCTCTCTGTCTTGAGAAGCAAGCCCGCTGGCCACTCAATGCAGATCATGAGTATCATTACTTTCTTGATGTGCTGACAAGTCACATTCACAGCATTCATGATCTGTGCCATCTTAGCAGACTGCCAGAGACTTTTGCAACTGCAGTCAAGTCAGAATCTTTACGCAGCACAAACAAGCCGCATGTCGATGCAGTCACAATCTATAGAGACTATTATATCCGTGACAAAGCAACATTTGCTACA